CCACTGTGGACCCAACGGTAAGTTGAGATCCAACTACCGCTTCCGTGTATATCCCCTAGAGGCCAACCTTTTGAGTCGGCATTGGAGTATTGACGACGGCGTAACTTGTACGCGTAGAAGGCACGTTGTTTGTATAGGGTCTCGCGATCCGGCACAAACTTCGTGACGTGGCATTTATAGCCACGGTTAGGACAGTAGGTTCCAAGGTCGGATTTCGCCGACAAGAACCCATCGTCCCCGAGCTCCCCGAAAGGAATTCGGTGCACCCCGTCGTGAAGACGGGCGCATAACTTCTTGGTATACCTAACGAACGGTGTACCATGAACGCGGATAGCCCACCTAATCATTCGATTATGCAAGGCTATTTTTTGATGCAAAGAGGTTAATGACTCCTCTTGATTGAAAGCAGTGACGTCCTTCCCCAGGAAGTAGTGACCTCCACACGATTCGAAGAAAGGGCCATCCTTGAAGGATTTCGCGGAATTAACCACAAAACCACACCAAGAAAGAACCGCGACCAACGGATCGAATGTCGATCTAGGTACGACGATATCATCGCCGTAGACGCCAATGCAGACGGAATCACCGTCGCCTTGCAATTCCATCACCGCTGAACTGAGAGCCCAAAATATGAGCGACTCAAGTTCGAAAGTGAAGGCATTCCCCATAGACGAGAACTTCTCGAGGTGAACCCTCTTGACGCTCTTCCCAGTAGTTATCTGGGAGTATGGGGATCGCAGGTCCTCTAAATAAGAGAACCAACGCGCAGGTAACAGCAGCATAACAAGAAGACGTGCGATACTGTCGCTTGCACTCTCGAGATCGAGAGTACTTAGACCAAGTTTGCAGGCAAGACCCGCAAGGTGCTTGTTCCAGGACTGGTCGTCCAAGTCGACACCGAAGCGTTTGAGACGAAACCTAAGGAATCTGCCAAACCCCTGTTGGAGAAAGGCATTTCCCGTAGGCTCAGCCGCGATCGGGCGATCCACAAAAGCCGTCTTCGGAACCACGATGAAGCGGTTCGTCTCCACGACGTGGAACGCACTATCCAAAGGACTCGCAGGACCCCACGCATCGCGTGCGCAGAGCGAACTCATCCAATGGACGTCACGCGACATCACCTTCCTCAGATGAGGAAGGGCTCGCTTCGTTACAGTGACCTTTTCAGTCATCTTTTTAGACAGCGGCGTCCCTCGGGGATGATCGAAGGTTGCACCACTGGACCAACGACACTCTGACGTTGCTTTCTTCCAACTAAAAGGACCCAAAACCTTAGCTATTTTCTCCTGAGCGAGTGAAATCACTGCTGCAAGCCCGAATGAGCGGCCCTCAACTAGTCCCGGAAGGGGCGTGTCGAGGAGTTCCGTATCACCGGAGAGAAGGTTCTTTATCCTAGCGTTAGTACGAAAGTTCCGATGTTCGCAGTCTGACCAGACTGCGAGCGCGGCATCTCTGCGATCTTGCTTGGATATTCCCTTCAATCCCTTGAACTTCTTCAAGAAATTTAGGGCCAAGTAGTCATTCGCAAAGTCTTCCGGCGACGAGTAGTCACGTGTATCCAAGCGCAGCGATTTAAGCTGCAATGGATCGCGGACGATTAGGTCCGCCACACGTAGGGAGAACGGAGAGGATACCTCATAACAAAAGTCTATCAATAGCTTGACGACCGCTTCATCACTGAAGTTTGCCATTTCTACCTTACCTATTCTTTCTGGCTTTAAGGGCCTGTTTAGAACGGGAGAACGAGCGACTCAACCAGGCTTTTGGCCTGAGCATTCTGGAGCAGCAGGGGCATCATTTTACTGATGTTCTGGCGGTCCAGGAGAGCGCACTGTTCAGGTAGGATATCTTCCGTGAACGACCGAGGCGTATACGCCAACTGCGGTGCCGGCATGACGCCGGATACCGTGGAGTTGGTGATGTTCGCGAGAACGGGTTCATGCAAGCCGAAACGCACCCGAAACACACGACCTTCCGCCGACTGGCGAGGGCCGGGTGCGACAGGGCGTTTCAGCTCGAAACTGATTCTCCAATAGCCGAGAGCATTGCTCGCCGACTGATCTTCGAACCAGAAGACCCCGTTGACGTCGTATCCCATTGGAATAAACGTATGGTTCACAGGTGTTCCCTGTGCATCTGCAATAACGATATTTGAGGCCATTAAGGTCTCTCCCGTGAATAAAAGATTTCAAAGAAAATCTAGAGCTTCTGTCGCAACAAGGCGGCAGCAGACAATAGACGGGACGCACCCAAATCCAGGCGGAAGCTCGGGATATAAGGGCGCGGGTAGCTGTTAAGAATCGTACGACTGAAAGAACTCCAATCACCCACTGCCTGCGCAGCGAGCTCGTAAGAGTCCGTCCCAGTCTTATAGACCTTTCGCAGCAACAAGGTGCCGTGATACTTCGTCAAAGTTGAGACGCTTCCATCTCGGAAGCGATTGTCATTCAAGATCGCTGTTTCCAGGTTTCTCAAATAACTACCCACGTCGAAAACCCAATCGACGACGAAGCTGTAGGGCATCAATTCCCAGGCAACGGATAACGGGTTAAGAGAAGTCCAACGCGACAGGTCAGAATCCCAAGTTCCGGGGTTTAGCCGAATCTTGAAAGTGACCTTAACGAAACCTTCATATTTAACCACCTGATCTGAGATAGGAATCCCAAGAAAAGAACCGGAGCCAAGAGGTTTTGAGTCTTGTATTTCCGCTGTGCCACTTACTTTGACGGCGTCGTTATTTCTAACGAATCCGACAATCCCATCAGCGACGTCATAGATATCGTTGATGAGGGGTTTAAGCCCGTAAGTGTACTCAAGCCAACCATCCGCCGCACCTTGTGAGGCGCGACTGATTGCACCGGGAGTTACCCGGCGCGGACGATACTCACGTGGATGACGAAGGGCAATCCCTTTCTGCCATCTGCGCAAACCCCTCGCGGCGCTGCGCTTGCTTTTCCAAGCACGAAACTGATCCAAGATTTCTCTTTTCCAGCTACGCTTCATATCGCTCAACGTGTCCGTCAGTCTCTTGACGATGTTCAGCATCTTGACAGTCTGTCCACTTTCCGCGAGGGAAGTGGCCAGGTCAAGATCGCCTCGCGCCTTCTTGGTCAGACGATCTAGAGCCTTGTTGTAAGCATCGGTGTAGGCTTGCGCCACACCAACGTTGGCAGGTACGGCTAAATCTCCAAGGAGACCAACCCTCTGCACAAACAACCTACCCCCGGAGAGATATCGATAACTGCCTCGCGGCATACTCGATGAACTCCAGTTGTAGGCCCACGGATTAGGAGCTTTCCAATTTCCGTGAACAAGTGAGCTACATGTGAGATTCTTACTAAACGAAAGACCACGAGTTTGACTCGAAAGGTATGACCCGTTCGGTTGTCTGGTCAGGTCATCCGACCATCCAGTTTGACTGAATGAGTAAGGTTTCACAGTAGTACTCCAATTTACAGCTCCGTTGATGGTTAATCATTGTAATCAGAACACCCAGCTCCGGGATCACTCCCAGAGATGTAAGTAAAGTCGCGCGGATTTGCACCCGCTAAGACACCGTCCATTACTGGACGTCTTCTACTATTCCGCCGGTAGGTTAAGCCGGTACGTAGTAGGTGTTCGTTCCGCCACCACAGCGGGATTACACGGGGTATATGTATGGTAGCTAACCACACATAGAATGGTACAACCCAGTACCAAGAGAGTAGGCCCCTAAGG